ATATCCTTTTCAGCGTGTGCTTTTTTTTTTCTCTTTTTTTTTGTTTTTCGGTTCCGCCGCGGGCGGACGGCGGATTTTCGGCGTTATCGCCTGGCTGTTCGGATTGCTCGGACTGTTCCGAGAGCACTTGCTCAGTCGACTTATCGGATTCATCCGATTTTTTCACCGCACTTTTTCCGTTCACGCCGATTTGATGACGGATGAGATACGCCGCGTCAGCGTCTGTTACCTCAATCACATCACCTGCGGCATAGCTAATGCCGGCGTGGACATGCGGTTGGTTTAATTTAATTTGCTTCATCGGTTTCTCCCTATGATGATTTTGGTTTGGTAGGTCTCCATCCAAACGAGATAAGAGTTGGTATAGTCCACAATGTCGCCACGTACAAAAAAGGTTTCTTTTGCCCCCGGCACCGGTGGGCGCCAACCCATCAACCGCTCGCGGATTTTGCCGATAACCGGATTACTTACGCTCAAATGCGGCGTCTCAATGTTGTACTGATACGACTGTACAATCACGATGACCGAAAAGCTCACGGTGACCATTTGACGTATCGCCACATCATTGAGCGTGCCCATCTCGCCGTTTGGCACGACAAACACCGCAGGCGTTGCCAAGCCCGCCAAACTCACATCACTGATAGAGCGATATTCAGCGGTAGACCCCAACGTGTGGATGTAGTCCGGTTGTAGGGGCTTTAGCTGCTCAATCACATGTTTAATGTCAAACGGTCCGTATTGCATTAGTAATCCTTTAAGGTTTCGGCGGTAAACACACGGTCGCTGGCTTTTTTGCTAAATTTCGGCAGTCCGCTGATGGGCGTAAGCTCATCTTCCAGACCAAGTGAAAACTTACCTTCCGCAACCAACTGCAACAATTTGAGCGTATCCCGATAGTCACGCACGATAGGGTTATCCGCCTCCTTCGCCGGCAAATGCTGATGCAGGTAGTAACGGACCAGACTGCGCGCCCAGGTGGTTAAAATGCGCGGCGTTTGCTTAAACGGCAACTTATAGCCACGTTGACGCAAGTAACCGTCGATTAACCCACTCGAATCCTCGATCACCTCTTCGATACGTTTAATCGCTTGATTCACCCGCTCAACATCAGCGGGTGAAAAGTTAGCGATGTCTTCACCATCCAAAATTTTGCCCCAGATTCGCCAGTCAGCAGGCGGTTGTCCCACCTGAGCTGTGACTTGAGAGAGCTCCATAATGCCCGGCTTTTCGTAGAGTTGTTGCAGTGTGATATACATTCGGTGACCTTAGATAACGTTTTTGAGGAAGAAGCCTAAATCCTTCGCGGTGATCAACTCTTTGACAGACTCGCCGACGCGGTGACGATTGCCGCCACGGTAGCCGATGTCGTTGTCAAAGATGGTGCGCACTTCGCGGGTACCGAATTGGGCAGTCAAGCCAAAGGTAGTGCCGTGTTGGGTGTCGGCTAATACATCACGATAAATCAACGAGCAGTGACCGCCCCAAGCGTTCGCCAATACCGGCTTTTTCGCCTGATTCATGGTATTAACCAACGTCTGACCAACTAAGATTTGGTCGAGCTCAAACAACTCTCGCAAAAACTCCAACGGCACTAAGCCGGAATCACCCAACGTACCGTTATACGCTTTGATGATTTTCTTGTTGGTGCGTAACGCAGTCGCCGCTTTTTGCCCTAAGACCATGATATTTGGTCGCATAATTGGCGCATCCAATGCTTCCAACAGTTGACGGATTGGATCAGAATCATCATGTGTCCACTGGTCGTTACCGGATAGGGTTTTGACGTTACTGTTGACATACGATTTTTCGTTAAACACCAAGCCTGCGGTGCGGATTTCGCGCGCCAGCTCAATCAAGTTAATGGTTTGCTCCACGGCACGACCGTCCGGGTCGTAATTTGCTGGGGCGTTTTTCGCGTCAACTACCGGCACCGGTGCATCTAATGCGTGGTCTTCGGTGGAGGCGGTTAATTCGGTAGCGCTAAATTCCACTTGGTTTGGGCGTGAGGTGCGGCCAACAATGGTTTTTGGCACGGTAAAACCTTCGCCCAAATCATGTTGCAAATACTTAAATTCTTGTTTGCCTACATCAGTGCGGGGTAGCACATCATCGGCAATCATGCGGCGGTTGCGGTAAGCAATCGCAATGGCGGTTAAAACCGGATTAACCGGAAAATTTGCTTTACTCATTTTTAATCCTTTTTCAATGGGTGAAAATTAATTACAGTTTTCGCTTAATTTTGATGAACGGGTTATTCAGCGGCAAAACCCGGGGTGATAAACAAGGAACCCAAATCACCTTCTGCGCCGTCTTCTTCGGCAAAGCCAATATAGGCTTGTTTGGCGGTAGCTTTCACAGCTCGACCTTGCGCATCGGTAGTTAATGGGTCGCCACGTTTGATGGCGGCGCCGTACATTACCGGATACAAACCGCTACGCACTACATCCACATGTTCGCCTGGGTCTTTCGGCACGCGGGTGGAAATACCGATTAACTTATCGGTGGTGGCGGTCGCTTGTTTTGCGCCGTCTTTTTCTTCGCCGAAAGCGACAATGCGATAACCTTCGATTTTGCCTTCGGTGACGTAGGCGGTGATTAATTCAGGGGTATTGCTCATTTTTGTGCTCCTTTCATAATGTGATTAACGGCATCGGTCATTGAGATTTCAACGCCCGCTTTCGCTTGTTCCGTTTGATATGCGGTGGCCGCTCTGGCGATAGACGCACCGTCGGCAAAGTCCACCGCGTCTTTGTCTTTTTCGCCCGGCTCGCCGGATTTTTCCGAAAAGTCCACCGGTTTAGCGTTGAGCACGTCTTTTAATACGTCAATGGACGATTTAGAGACGGTTTGTGAGCCGTCAGAAAATGAAACCGGCGCGTTACCCAGTTGTACCATCACTTCAACCAATGCCGCCTTGTGTGCCGGCAAGACCTTGCCCGCTTTCACTAAGTTATCGGCAAAATCAGTGGCTTCTTTTTTCTGTTTTTCTGCTTCCGCTTTGGCTTTTTCGTTCTCAGCGGCTTTGACTTTGTCTTCGCGTTCCGCAATAGCGGCTTCACGTGCGGCAAAGTCGGCTTCTTTTTTCGCCACTTCATCGGCTGCCAATTTTGCGGCGGCGGCTTCAATGGCGGCTTTTTGTTCTGCTTCTGTCATGGTTTTCTCCTGTGTTGATGGGTTAGCAGAGTCGGATTCGTCAAAGGCAAAGTCGGCAAACGCATTGTCGCTGCCTTGGCTTTCGGCAAAGTTTACGTCTGCCAAGCCTTTCACCGCAGGCGGCACTGCGCCCAAAAAGCCCACATGACGTAAATAATGATGACCGGGTTTAGGGTTGCCGGGGGTCTCCGGCAGAAAAATGGATGCACTACGCTTTTTGTAGCGTCCGGCATTCACCGCTTCGGCAAAGGCCGCGTCAACTTGTCCCACGTGGGCGTAAAGTATGCCGTCCTCCACGCTGGTCTGTTTCACCCAGCCGTAAGCCGGAGCGGTGAGATTGGGGTGACCGATAACAATCGGCGATTCGAATAGTTTTGGATCATATTGCGCGCTCAAATCTTCTAACGCAGATTGCGAAAAGCTAATTTCGCGCCCGTCCATTGCGGTATGGGTGCCGACGCGCATAATTTCCATTTTGGTGAGTTTCACTGGTAAATAACCTCGGATGTGTGTTTTATGGACACAGTATGCCGAGAGTGTGAAATTTTGTATTTTTTCCGCGTTTGGAATTATTAAACGGGGTAATTTTGCAAATGCAGGATTATTTAGAGGGGGATTATCGTTTCTATGGGTGTTTTTAATAAAATAAAAAAAAAGAGCCTAAAACGAATTCGAGGTATAGTTTATCGTTTTTTCGTTTAAAACGCCTGTAAGCGCGTTTTACGCGTTAAAATCGTTTTTTAGGTGTTTGCGGGCAATATCAAGCAATCGTTGCTCATCATCGATGGATAATCCAAGCCATGGGCGGGCAGGAATCGTCACGCTTTTCGCCGGGCGCCCTTGCACATTTAACGCTTTGGCATTTTTTGCGGTAATCGTTCCGCCGAATTGATGGATTGCCGCATAGGGGCGGTCAGACCCAAACACTACGCCAGTATCGCTTGCCTGGTAGCGCAGTGTACCACTTAAATGCCCATTAAGGGTTAAAATTTTGTCGGCGTTTTTCTTCTTGGTGTCACGATACCAATCCTGCAAAGGCGTCCACGGCGTACCGTCAGGGGCTTTCTGCGCAACAAACCGGGCAAAATGGATTGCTAATAACTCTTCGCCCATTTCGGCAAACATCAACTTGGGGCGACTTAAACGCGCCACCGCTTTATCCAGCACACGGGTGAGCTCATTAATATCTAATTCGATGTTGACTGCGGTCATATTTTGTCCTATATTGATTTTAGCGCATCGGGTGGGCAGTCCCCGCCAGGACCTCCAATCCCACACCCAGCGAGACTCACTTGTGGCGGCGGGTGAGTTTTTTAGTCTTCGTCGTCCCGGTAATACAACATTACACCGGTTCGCACCTGCTCTAAATACTCGTCCTTTTCCGGCGCAAATATGGTCACGCCATCCCAACCGTCACTGCCCACATCAAACACCGCCAATGCCGGCACATTGTGTCCGCTGTCGTCTAACTCAAAACGAGCAATATAGCGACGGCGTACGGTGGTTAAATTCAAGTGGTGATGATACTCAGCACGCGTCCAGATTTCGTCAGGCGTTTTCAACGCTAACGCCAAAATCTTCAGATATACCTCACGCCCGCGTTTTTTGAGTTTGGAGTGACCGCTGCGCGAGGTAAACAAGGCGTCACTAATCACCAGACTTTCACCCAGCACATCTTTAAATATCGCGGGTTTTTCCTGCGTCGCGCCAAACTCAGATAAAAACTCGTTAATGTAAAATCCGTCTTCCTTGCCTTCCGGCAATAATAAACTACTGGATACCTTGCGCGGGGTCGGCATTGGGATTGGTGTATCTTTGCGGTGCGGGTAAAACGCCACGCGGCGCGGTTGTCCGTCATTGTCTAACGGCGGCGGGGTTTGGCTAGTTAAGCGTGATGCGCCGGGAATATGCTCAAAGCCGGGGTCGATACCTTTCGGCACTTTAACAATCCGCGGATTCAAGCCGCGTGCGCCGACAATGCGCTCCTCCCACTCAATTTTTGGTGCCTTATCCACTTTGAGTCCGTTGCGGTCCATGTAGGCTTGACTACGCCCAATCACGGTGCATTGACAGCCCCACGCGTTAATGGGGAAGTGGGTTTGCCACCACGGATCATCGTGGCGCAAAATTAAACCATCCCAGTGCATATGCTCAATGCGCGGATGGCTTACCGCGTCACTGTGGACGTACTCCCAGTACGGCATCACATCTTTAAGCTCTTGCAGTTGGGCGTATCTGCCCGCCTGATAGCTTGAGCGCAGGTTGGTTTCATAAATTACGCGGCTGCGCCAGTTGCGCCCGCCGTGATAGTCCCACCCGTATTTGGCAACGATATTGTCAAAATCCTTGCGAAAATCCTCTAACGTTTTGCCGTTAGCGATAAAGTCGTTAATGGCGGCGGCAAAGTCTTCAATGATTTCACGGCGATTGGCGCCTGCAACCACCGCCGCGTAATCATGCTCAGCGTTGTAAATGTCCGTCCATGTGGCGGTTGGGGTCGGGATTTTTCGCTTGTAGAATTCAATTTGCTCGTTAAACGGCACGCTCCCGTAAGTCGCTTTATTCATTGTTTGCCTCGCTTGCCGCCGCTTCGCGCCCGCTTAAATTCGCCGCATTGAGTGCTAGCGCCATAGCGGCCGTGTATTGTTCCAGGCTCATATCCGGCATCAAAGTTAACAGCTCATCGCGCAGTTGCTCTAAAGATTCCGCGCGCTCAGCTAACGCCCGCACTTGGCTCACCCAGTTATCAATCACCGGTGCAAGATTATTGTCGAGCTGATCAACCATGTGACCCGGGATGTCTTTTTCCGTTTCGCCCGCAAAATCTGCCGTTTTCTTAGCAGGTTCTTTTGGTGCCAGGGCATCATTATTCAGGGATTCTGCCTTTTCCCACTCTCCACCATAGGACGCTTGGATTTGCCCCAAAGTCGGACGGTAGCCGGTAGTTTCAAATATAATCTTGTCACGATTGGCTTTTTCTTTTAAATCTTCCGCCTCGTCAAATACTCTAAACACACGTGGTGGGCGAGCATTGGTAAAATTCATTTCAGTTAGCCAGGTCACCGGGCCACGGTTAAAGGATTCGCAAATGACATCAGAGTCTGCTTTGATAATGGATTCCAGTACTTTTTCCTGTAAATCGTCATTACCGAGACGTCCTGCCGTGCCACCTGATGAGGAGGTTTGCCCCAAGACGACACGTTGGATCCCTTCGTTCATGGTATCAAATAGCTCTTTGTAAGATCCGTTACCGGTGCGCCCTTGGCTTAACAGCTCAATAGGCATATCTAACGGCAACGCAATGCCACTGTCGGACTGGATAGATTCTATCGCCTCTAATAGTCTTTTCTGGTCGGCTTCGCTGGCATTTTTACCGTAACGCCCAAGCACCGTCGGCATGCCGAATTTTTCCAAAAAAATCAGCCAAAATTTGACGCCGTTACGTTTAAACAAGCTCAACCAGTAAAGCCAGTGCGCCAAGCCGATGCCGTACGGCTCATCGTCGTGGTCGGCGCCGGTACAAAAACTCCAAAAATACGGTGCCGGGCACTCGATACCCGTGGTTTGATTAGCGCGGGTGAGTAGGCGTAATTCGCCTTTCGGGGTAAAGCGAAAGCGGCGACGATTGCGCACTTTCACATCGGCCACATATTTACCTTCATCATTGACACGATACACCAGCTCCGCTACGGCGTAGCCGTAAAAAATACCGTAGTGCATTAGTTTGGTAATGCGATCAAAGCCGATTTCTGCCACCCAGTTACGGATAAAATCCGCCGCTTCCACATCTTGCGGTTCGTCGCTTGCCGGCTCTACCGTCCACTCGCGGGAAACCAGCGCGTCTTGGCGTTGGGTAAAGGTGCGTTTGACTTCTTCGTCGCTTAATACTTTTTCATAAAGTGACAGGTCACCGTTGCCGCGTCCACGGAGCACGCCATCTTCGGGCTGTGCCAGCTCGCCTATGTAGGCTTTGGTGATGTCCTGCCCGTCGCCGGTGCTTGCGATAGCGCGGTTGGTTTCCGGTTTTTTGTTTTTACTTTTAAACCAATCTTTAATGCCCATAATTAATATCCTCTAAAATTATTATGTCCGCGCACCGTACCAAATCCATGCGCGGAAAATCCCGCACTTGTGCCGAATAAATCCGCCGTATCGCGCCGTTTACCTGCTTTAAAGTCAATTTCAAAGCCCTCGTCGGTGCGATAGGCGTAATAGAGTAAGAGTTTGGCTATGCCAGCATCACCGTGGCGTTGCGTGCCGCTGGCGCCCGTGGTGCGTTTGTCGGGGATTCGCGGTGTGCCTTTAACAACCTGAAAGGCGCGTAAATCGTCGAGCATATCCGCGTGGCGCGGGATACCATGAAAGGTGCCGTCTTCGAGAGCGGCTTTAAATGGTGGCGCATGTTGGGCGTACCATGACTCGCTTAACATTACTGATTCGACCACTTGTCCGTAACGGTCAAATGCCGCCTCAGATAAAAACTGCCCGTTTCCGCGTCCATCATTGGCTGCTTTGGATAAGCGCGGTAGGCGGTCGCCGATGTAATAGTAAATTTGTTCTTGTTGCTTAAATGGCACTTTGGACATTTCCAGTACCAACACTTCTTTTAGCGTTAAATCGGGCTGTTCCTGTCCTACACAAATCACCGACAAGTCACCGCTACGCGCAAAGTCCTCACCGATGTAACTGCGTTGTCCGTTCGGTAAGGTTTGTAACACCGGGAGCAGGTTTTCTTCGCACCATTCCTCAATTTCTGCATAGCGCACCGGCTCGTCGATTAAGCTAAATTCGTCATTTTTGGTTAAGCGGATGAGCGGGGTATCTTTGTTCATGCGGCTTTCAATGAGTGCGCGGGTAAGCCACGCGCCACCCGAGTTGCGCGGGATACAATCCAATTCTTCGGAAGCGGCATCACCGTAAGACGCGCGGATTTCAGCCACCCAAGCGTCTTCCGCTTCTTGTGTCCATTTACGCCCCAAGCGTAAACAAATGCGCTTATAAAGCCCGTCTTTAATGGCGTCATCAAAGGTAATCGTGTGCAGGCTGTATGGCTTTTTGCCCGCTTTAACATCGCTTATTAGCTCATTAAACGGATTATCCACGCCATTGTGGGTGCTGATGATATGCACCTGACCGCCCCACATCAAAAGCGCCATTGCCGCCTTCATTAACTCAGCCAAATCCTCGTGGAATGAGGCTTCGTCTAAAATCACACGTCCTTGTTTACCCCGTAAGTTAGAGGGGCGGGAAGACAGTGCGGTAATACGCCAGCCGCTGGCAAAGCGGATAACATAAGCCAGAATGGCTTTTTCTTCGTCGCCTTCCTTGAAGATCTCTTCGGTTTCTTCAATTTCGCCGGCAGCGAGTCCGTAAGCCTTTGCCCAGTCACCACAATCGCGGATGAATTCCTGCGCCATGTCTTTGTTGTAACCGATGTACCAAACGTCCATGCCTTTTTGCGAGGCGGCAAGCAACGCGGAATCTGCCGCTTCACCCCATGACAAACCGATACGACGGGACTTCTCGCAGACTTTAACGGGAGTCAAATCCGCGCACCAACGTTGCTGATACCCCAGCAACAACATTGGTGTTTTATAGTGTTGTTGCACTTGCAACGACACCGCAGATTGCTCAAACGGTAAAACACCGATAGCATCTAAGTTAGGCTCGGTCATCATACAATTCCTAAAATTTGTTTACGGATTTGGTCGGCAGTTTCTTCGGTTAATCCGTTTTTCTTCACTACTTCATCCACTTCCCGTGCGGCGGCTTCTGCGCGGGCTTTGATTTCGGCTTGGTATTTTTTCAGATTGATACTGGCGCCAATCAGTGGGCTGATGTTTTTGCCCACAAACGACAAGGCGGCAAGGCGTTTCATCGGGTCGTCTTCTTCCTTGATTTCTTCGAGATTCATCAAGGCATGAAAAACTTCGCTTTGGATCATCTCCAAAATGGCGTCGCTTTGCGTGCCTTTGTCGTTGCTGATGTTATCTGAGATGATTTTCGCCGCTTCGGTACTGGCTTTCACAGACGCCAAACGGCGTTCTAACGCTTGCCCGTAGCGGTGCACCGCACTGCGTGAGATGTCGTAACCTCGGGCTTTTAGGGCTTCTTCCAGTGCGCTGTAATCGCTAAAGTTATTTTCAACAAGGGCGGCGTCCAGCCAATCTTTGACGGTTTGCGGCAGTTGTTTAACGGTTGAGCGTTTCGGCATGGCGACTCCTTACCAGTATTTTTCAGGGCGGGCAATGCCGTTGATAGATTCGCTAGTGTACTCGACAAAATCAATGCCTTCTGAGGTCAATTTGCCGTGCCAGCGGGCGGTATCGCGTCCGCGTAACTCAATCAAATTGCGTCCGGCTAAATAATCCATTTCGCGGCGTAATTCAAGGGCGGTCAGTTGCATTGGCACGCTTTGGATAGTGGTTAAAATCAGGCTTTCCGCCGCGCCGATAGGGCGAGCGTGGTCGAGCGTTAATAAAATCAACCAGCGCACGTGTTCGCGTTTGTTTTTTTCAAATTCAATCATGCTAGTTTCTTCCATACATCAAAATAACTCTATCTAACTTTTCATTGATGGCATCAAACCGCGCCGAATTAACGGTCTCGCTACGAATTGCGTCGTCGCGTTTTTGGTAGTCCTCCGGCATTTTTATCTTTAGTTCCATGACAATGTTATTGGCTGCTTCGGATAGTTTGCGCGCCTCTTTGATGTCTTGGTGGAGCTGCTGATATTGGCTATCGGTAAACTTAAATTTTTCGTTCAGTTTGGATTCAAATTGTGCAAGCAAAATCTTGCCGAAGCCGATAAGCATACCGATGATAGTAATGACCAGGCTCACAAAAAAGGTGATGACCTGCCACGTGCTGACTTCCGTCATTTTTCTTCTCCCTTTTGCACATAATTAATTAAATCTACGTGCAACCCGGCACAAATGCCGTAAAGGTCATACATTTCCTTTAGCGCCACCAAGACCGCGTCACTGTGATTTTGCGGGAGCGGTGGCAGGGCTCGGCACGGTACCGCTAATGCCGACGGTAGCGGTTTTGGCTGCGCGGGCGCGGGCTTCGGCGAGTTTGTGCAGGCTGTCAGCAGGATAGCGGCAATCGCGACGGCTATGCCCGTTTTTCGTAAGGGTTTGCTGTAGTTCATAGGTTGTTTGGTCTCCTTCGGTTTGGTAATCGGCAAGTTTGGCAATAGTGGCTTGGCTGACGATAGTTGCTGCCATAATGTCACGCCCAAGACGGTCTAACTGTCCCTTAATTTCTGTTTTTTCCGCCTGCTCATAGGCGGCTTTGGTATCAGCAACACCGCGCTCATAGGCTTGGTAGCAACTCCAAAAAGTAAAAAGCCCAACCAGTACGCAATTAATCATCAATTTGCCGATGTCGGATTTTAAAAATGCGTTTAACGCCTTTACAAACATTGTGGAATCCCCCAGTTAATATAAAGCGGTTGCCAGCGGTAGATAATACGCTGTGGATAGCCCCGATTTTCGGCAAAATTGGCTCGGCTACGCCCACTATTGACAAGTTCCACGCTTTGCCAATAAATCAATGGATCAAGCCCTTGCGCCTTGGCTTTGCGTTTATCACGTTGCACCCAACCCAAGCCCCCGTTATATGCCGATAACATAAAGGCCATACGGTCGCATTCGGTACGCGCATTAATCTGTTCGTAGTTGTAACGGTTATAACGGACCAACGCCCGCAACGCCCAGTCAGGGTTGTAGGGTTGATTATCGGCAAGTTCGGGGTACAACGCGGAAATCCAGTCGGCGGTTTTTGGCATAAACTGCGCCAAGCCTTGCGCGCCGACGGGCGAAAGTGCGGTCGTTTTCCACTGCGATTCTTGATGGATTTGGGCGGCAAACACCGGGATTGGGGCATTTAAGCCCCATACGGCGTAGCTTTCGCGGGTGAGAGTGCGTTGATATTGTTCGGCTTTTGCCGGGGTAGCTAAGGCTAACGGCACGCATAAAAGCGAGGATAGCAACAGCGCCACCAAGGCATAGGCGCAAAATTTGAAGCACTTATTGGTGCGATGGACGACGCGCATAGTTACAGTCCTAACGTCACACCCAAAATAACCGCACCAACAATGAGCGCACGGCGTAATATCACCATGGCAAAGACGTTCAAATAGCCGTCGCAAATCGGATATTCCGGCTGATTTTCAGGGCGCAAGGCGAGCTTGGATTCGGGTTTATTCCAGCGTTCACGCAAATAACTGCCGGGGCTCGAATACGGAAACAAGGCGCGGTCAAGGTGGTAACCGATAATGGATGCAATAGACACTAGGGCCAATTTATACAACACTACAGGCAACTGCGCAGGTGAAATAAGACCAATGATCGCAAGTAAACACAGGGCAGAAATGACCCAAGATAATAGGCGACCGTGCTTTAATGCGTTTAAAAAACCTTTCATAAAAACTCCTTAGTTTTGATAAATGGGGTGGTTTGGAGTTTTTAGCTTAGCTATTTATGAAGTGCGCGTATTTTGGACGCGTTTAGAATATTTTTGATGCACGAACAGGCAAACTAGGCATACCGAAAAACAGCAAGAAAAGGAACTCACAATGTAATGTATCAACCCTTTGCTCATTTAACCCCGCGCGGCAAGCCTTATGACCTGCCTCCCTTACCGAATATCAACCAAAAGGAAAATAAAATGGAAAAATTAACCTATGAACATATCCAATCTGTAATTAAATCCGTCGAATATGTACAGGTTGGCGTGCTGACAATTTGTGTGCTGACATTGCAAAACGGTTTTACCGTGACCGGCGAAAGTGCCTGCTCATCGTTAGCATTCTTTGATGCAGAAATCGGCAGAAAAATCGCACGTGACAAAGCGGAAGATAAGATTTGGCAACTGGAAAGCTATTTGGCGAAACAGCGGATGTTTGAAGCGACGCAGGGCAAATAAAAAACAGGGCGGAAACCCCGTTTTTTTAACATTATTTTTTGTGCAAGATAAGTTATCTTATTATCGCCAAAAATATTATTAAAAATAATAGCATGATACCGCATGCAATATGTTGTTCCTTTTCTTCCGATTCCTTTTTCCGTATAAGAGTTTCTACTTTTTGCCTTTCTTTAAATTCTTTCAAGTTTGCGGCATCTCTTGCTTGCAACCGTTTTAATCGAGCTAACGCTTCTTTTCTTTCGATTTCTTCGTTTGTTTCGACTGCTTTGATCTTCGCTTTTTTAGGGACTTTCGGCGTTTCAACAACAAGATCTTCAATTTTCATGGCGGGCAATAAAAGCAAATAGCTACGCCCTTTTTTAATACGTTTTAATTCATCACGATAGTCAGCATAATAAAGTACATAGCGCAACAATTCAGCCCCTCGTTCACCATATTGTTGCTTTATGATATTGGTTAACTTGCTTTGCAGAATGGGTTCTTGAGCTTGTCGAATTTGAGAAATAACGAGTTCCAGAATATCCCTATACATTGGGTCATCCCCTGCAAAATCGGCAACTTCTTTAGTAAATGCCTCTTTTTCCAGTTCGCTAAAATTATTATAGAGGTAGGCAACTTTCTGATATGAATCCCTTGCGGAGTGATAATCTCCCATTCTATGAGCCAATCTGGCTTCATACAGTAATCTCTCATCAATCATATTATTTCCTTAGGTTAGTTAACTTAATGATTTTATTCCTGCGCCTTCGCCCAAAGCGCCATTAACAGTAAGCCTAAAATAGCCATGATATGCCCGGACAGGCCGAAAATTTGATTTTTTGCCATATAACTGCCAGCGATGATGATCACCACCGAAAAAATAAAGAGTTTAAACAGTCTTGATTTAATTAGCTTGACACGGATTTCTTGTTGTCTTCGTTGCTCGTCAGCTAACCTTTGCCTCTCTATTTCGGCAAAATGCAGTCTAATACCATAAGTACATGGCCCATTCCCACAATACTCATTAAATCGCAGGGTTGCCTTATTACACTGCGGGCACAACACCCTATGCGGGTGATCTAACGGGATTTCTGCGGTGTGCTGCCCGTGGTAGTGGTTTTCGGTTAAGTTGCCGCTGACTTGCGTGTTATTGTTTCCTTGGATTGTCATCGTCATAGCCATAATCCTCCATGTTGTGTTTAGCTAATGAGACTCTAATTCTTATTATTTTTTTCGGCTTTTCCTTGCGATTTGTACATTGTTATCGCCTTTGATTTCCATCTTGTCGGCGTCTGTATGGTTGTGTTGTTGGTTATGATTGCCTTCAATTTTCATGCCGGCAGAAGAAGCTATCCCGCCTAACATAAACTGGCGCACGGCAGGTGGTGCGGCGCGGAAGGTGGCAAGTAGCTGTTCTTCTTCTGCGGTGAGCGCACTTCCGGCGCGGGTACCGAAGAGTACGTAATTAACATCTATTCCGATCTTTGCAACTTCGGCAAGATAAACAGCATTTGGGAATGTAATATCGCCCTCATACTTTAGTTGTGATTGCTTTTGCACCCCACCAATAGCGCCAAGTTGTGTCTGATTTAATCCCAGTCTTTCTCTTTCTTCTTTTAAACGTAATCCAATAGTCATAAAAAACCTCAAAATAAAAGTAAAATGTACTTTACAAGTACATTTTTATGTACCATAATACTTTAAAACTTAGCAAAACATTTCATAAATCTTTAATTAAAAACAGGAGAGCTAATAATGACACCAGAAGCAGTAAAACGCAAATTTAAACAAAACGGTTGGACGTTCGCCGCGTGGGCCAAAGAACACGGTTACACCCCCGTGGAAGTTTCCCGCGTGTTGAACGGATTCGCCAAAGGTGACCGTGGCAAGGCGCATGAAATCGCCTTAAAACTTGGACTAAAAAAACCAATTAACTAACGAGGTGCCATATGAAAAGCCTACTTATCAAACTACACAACCGCTTTTTAGCCTGTCAATACCGCGCCGCCAAAGCAAAAAACGTCATCAGCAACCAAGCCGTCAAAAATAACGGCCGTAATCGTGATGCGCGCGATATTGCCGAAGAGTTCGGTGTACCACTATCCGTTGCCGCCCGTTTTGTGAAATAAGGAGTGTGACATGGAGAAGGTCAATTCGGCACAGCGTGCTTTGAGGGTGATTAAGGTGTTGCAAAACAACTCTTTTGCGGGATTAAGTAACAAAGAACTCGCCACCGCGTTAGATGAAAGCCCGGCAAACATCAGCCGCACCCTTGACGTGCTCAAGAACGAAGGCTTTGTGATTAAACTGGAAAGCGGCAAGTTTGCCTTCAGCTCCCTTTTCGCCCAAATCGCCATGCGCCACGCCGCCAACATGGACAAAGCAAGCGCGCAAATTAACGAACTTAAACAACGTTTAGGCACTGCCGCCTACTAAGGATAAACCATGACAGATTTAACAATAGAACAACAACAAAGTGCGGTATCAATCGCAGCTAAACAAATGACACAAGATAAGGCACAAGCACATGAGCTTATTGGCATGATTAAAGCATTTGATTTTACTCAAAAACTGGTGACCGTCACCACTTTAAAACTATTAAATCAAGTTAAAGAATCCAAGAATTACAAAGGGTTAACTCTTTCCGATAAAGAAGGAAAACTGGTGACCGTCACCACTTGGGAGGATTTTTGTACAACTTTAGGCTTCAGTCGCGAACAAATGGACGAAAACCTCAGAAATCTCAATACATTCGGTGAAAACTTCCTAGAAACCAGTCAACGACTCGGCTTAGGCTACCGCGAAATGCGCAAACTTCGCAAATTACCGGAAGACGCCCGCGCCGAAATTGTGGATGCCGATTTTTCAGAAAGTGCCGATAAAGAAGAATTGTTGGAAAAAATCGAAGAATTGACCGCAAAACACACACAAGAAAAACAAATCTTAGAGGGACAATTAAAACAAAGCCATGCCAACTATGAAGCGCAAAGCAAGGTGTTAAAAAACAAAAACGATCGCATTAATCAGCTCGATATTGAGCTGGAGAAAAAGAAAAACCACATCAACACGTTAAGCCCGGACGAAAAAGGCGGCTTATTGCGTAAAGAAACTTCGCAACTGAGTTACAACGCCGAAGCCATTTTACGCGGGCAAGTGTGGAAAGCCTTTGAAACGTTGGATAGTCACACACAAGAAAGCGGCATTGACCATAAACAATTTATGGTGGGTACGCTTGCGGAGATTGAGTTAGTGCTTAACGAGTTGCGCACCGCCTTTAATTTGCCACGCTTGGCCGACGGTGACAACCGCCCTGAATGGGCGCGAGAAAGTTTTGAAGGCAAAGACTACAGCGCGGAATTTAACGCCATTAAAAATGGTGAAAATCAATAAGGATTTACGTTATGGCGATTTTACCTGAAAAACTCCTCGAAATTGCGCAACAAGCCGCCAATGCGCCACATGGCAAAAAAGGTGAGGTGTATGCGCAAGCCTGTGAGTTACTCAATGTTAGCCATGCCACGTTAATGCGTGAACTTAAAAGTCTATGCGCCCCAAAAGCGCGCAAACAACGCAGTGATAAAGGCGCGGTGGCGCTAGATCTGGACGAAGCGCAAACCATATCCGCTTACTGGCTGGCTTGTCGGCGCGGGGTCCACAATAAAGTAATGTCGAGCTTAGCAAGCGTGTTAGAGGTGCTACGCGCCAATGGCGAGATTAAGGCGGAATACATCGATGAAAGCACGGGAGAAGTACGGTTGCTTTCAGAAAGTGCGGTTAGCCGCGCGTTACGCGCTTACAACCTACACCCGGAACAACTGTCCCGCCCTGCACCGGTGAATGCCATGAAGAGTTTACACCCGAATCATTGTTGGCAAATCGACCCGTCTTTGTGTGTGTTGTATTACCTCAAAGAGCAAGCGGACGGCGGCAACGGCTTAAACATTATGGAAGAAAAGGAGTTTTACAAAAACAAACCTGCCAACATCAAAAAAGTGGAAAACCAACGGGTGTGGCGGTATGTGATTACCGACCATGCTTCCGGAGTAATCTTTGTGCAGTATGTGTATGGCGGTGAAAGCGCAGAAAACCTATGTAACTGCTTTATTAATGCCATGCAAAAACGCGATACAAAAGATCCGTTTTGTGGTGTACCGAAAATGGTGATGTTGGACCCGGGCTCGGCGAATACCTCTGCCATGTTTGCGCATTTGTGCAATCAGCTCGGCATTAAATTGCAAGTCAACGCGCCGGGCAAACCGCGCGCCAAGGGGCAAGTGGAAAAAGGCAACGACATTGTGGAGCGTCAGTTTGAGAGCGGTTTGCGCTTCACCCGAGTAAGCGGGTTGGCCGAGCTGAATCAACTGGCGGGACGTTGGATGACGTATTTTAACGGCACTGCCGTACATACACGCCACAACAAAACACGCTACCAAGCCTGGCTTGGGATTACCGCCGAGCAATTAGTGATGGCGCCAAGCCTTGCTATTTGCCGCGAATTGATGGTGACCAAACTCACCACCCGCAAAGTGAGCTCAGAATTAACAGTGAGCTTTGACGCCAAAACCTATGATGTACGCCACATCACCGAAGCCATGGTGGGCACGGAAATCACTATTGGCAAAAACCCTTACCGTCCCGACTGCATTCAGGTGCAACGAGTGGACGACGAAGGGCAACAATACTGGACGGTGGTTGAGCCGGTGGCATACGACGACCACGGGTTCCGCGTGGATGCGGCAGTTATCGGCGAAGAGTACAAACCGCACAATAAGAGCGTGTTTGAATACAACAAAGAGACCGTAGAGCGGATCGCATACGACGCCGAAACGGAAGACGACGTGAAAGCCGCCAAGAAAGCCAAAGCGCCTTTATTTGGTGGTCGTATTGACCCATTCAAAGTGGTGAAAGAACACGATTATGTGGATTTCATGCCGAAACGCGGACAAGAGCACGAATTGACCGCCAACGCCAAACGGGTTGAGCTTGCTCCTCTCAACACGATTGAGGTGGCAAAACGACTTAAAGCCCGTTTCGGCCATGAATACACGGCTGACACCATGAAATGGCTAAATCAGCGTTATCCAAACGGCATGAGCGAGCAGGAATTGGAAGCATTACTTGCGCAAGATCACTTACCGGCAACCGCGAAACCATTGCGTTTAGTCAACGCATAAAAGGACGGCATTATGTTGAAACTTAAAGCAATTTTAGAAGAGAAAGGCATTTCTCAACGCAAACTGGCAAGGCTGTTGCTAGTTTCCCCGGCGGTGATCACTAATTTGGTGAATCACGGTTTGCTGATCAAGACCGGCACCGAGCAATTTAAAACACGGTTGACCGAGGTGTTAAAAACACTGGGGATTTCTACCGCACTTTCTGAGCTTTTAACGGAAGATTCCCCCCGCGCGGGCCCCCCCCCCGGGGGGGGCCCCCCCACCTCCGACAGCAGCCAAACAAAAAAAAAGGAGAC